AGCTAGATGACTCAAGTAATACACTCTCTTTCATAGCTGTTATCATATGTCTTTGATTAGCTGCCACAAAAATACAATCGCCTTGTTTTAAAAGCTCTACATGGGCCAAATTTAAGTCATCGCTATCAGATATGTGTATCGACACCTCTCCAGAAAATATATAAAAATAAGACTCTTTTTGAGCATGATAGTGCCAGCTAGTTTGTTTGAAAATATCCATCTTTAATATTTTTAAGCATGTCTCTCTAAAAGATTCGTTCACTACTGTTTCTTCACTACCCCACTTTTTAAGTGTTATGTCTGCTTTAAACTTCATTACAAATACCCCTTCTTTACCCTGATAGCATAGCATCAGAGTTCTTTTGTTTACTTTCAGTGTGCTATAAACTCTACCAAACAAGACATCAATTAAGAATTTTTGTGCTTTGCTCTATCAGGTCTAAGCGGAGAAGGGGTCACTCCGATCTTAGTGTTGATTCTTAATTAAACTTTTCGTGCCACCTGTTAAGAGTTTGGCTACTCTATGGCAGTCTTTGGGTCCATACCCTGGTGTTATGATTACTTCGGGGAAAGAACTGCGAAAGAACCGTTATTGAATTTGATAACGCAGTTACTTATGATCATAAGCTTGTTATATAGCTGTCTACATTCTCCATACGCAATGCAAACATATAACTACCATTGCCATTTTGCAATACAAAATCCTTAACTTTCTTACTATTCTTGATCTTTCTTTTGTCGCCTATACAGACAACCTTTTCTAATAATTCAATTGCTTGTTTATCAGATGAGGCACAAAGAATTATTGATATGCAACCATCTTTTGAAATCTTAGCTTTATATTTATTTTTATTTTTAAGAATTGTTATTTTTACATGATATGTTTTAATCATTTAAAATACCACAATGTTTTGATGAGCTTTCAAAATACACATACACTAATACAGTATATATACTGGTGTATATTTATCTATGGAGATTAACATGAATATTGCAGAAGATATAAATTTTTATCTATCTAGTGCAAGCGTAGTGATTGTCGATATAGATAACACTATTTTGCGTAATGGTATATATCCAATTAAAAAAATGATTGATTATGTAAATGAATTGTCAAAAGAAAATAAGATTTATATTATAACTGGTAGGCCAGAATCTGATAGAGATGAGACTGTAAAGTCTTTAAAGAAAGCTGGAGTTAAATATAATAGACTTATGATGAATAATATAGGTAATGAACCTAAAGATCAAAACGAGTCTAAAAAAAAACATGCTGAAAGCATAAAAGAAAATGTGTTGTTTGCTATAGATGACAATCCTAAAATGCGTAATGCATATAAGGAAGCTGGAATAAAAACAAAGTCGCCTAAAAAATGATAAAAGATATAGATTATTATATAGATGAAAACAAACAAGTTGTTTTGACTGAATATTTTTTAAAAAAAAGAGGTCGTTGTTGCAAAAAAGATTGCAAGCATTGCCCTTACGGATTTCAAAAAGAAAAATCAAGCGACAATACTGGCAATATCAAACCTTCTAGTTAAACTATCTACCCCAAACATATCCATATACACATCTCTTATTTCTTCCATACAAATTCTATTAAATTTTACGCCAACACTTTTTGACATTCTAATAGATGCCAATATCATTATTCTTCTAGCTTTTTTTTGTCTGTTCTTTTTAATTTTCATGTTGTTCCTATTCTACATTTAGATTTATTTGTGTTGTTTCAATAACTTCTAAATTTAAATCACTGTTTGAAATAAATTGTTTTGTTTTTTCTAATACTAAATTTGCATGTTCTTCATTATAACAATCAAAAACATAGGCATCTTTCTTTACCTTTGTTAATCCAACCTCTGGTTGTCTGCAAAAAAAATCTCCAGAGATGTTTCTAATTATTATTTTCATATTGATTCCTCCTTATGGTTTAGTAATATATAATAGTATTCGCTTTAACAACCAAAATATTCAAGAAATTAAAATGAAAATATATACAAAAACTGGAGATGATGGAACTACACTTTTGCCAAAAACAGGCAGAGTTCCTAAAACTAATCCAAATATACAGCTTCTTGGAAGCATTGATGAGCTTAATGCTTGGATTGGATTTGTTAATCAAAAGTATATTTTAGAATTAAAAGTTCATGAAGTGTACGAATTTATAATAGAAATACAGAACCTTCTTTTTGAGGTTGGTGCAGAAGTGGCTACTGGAAAAGAAAGAATAAAAGAAGAACACATTAAAAAAACAGAAGACATTATTGATTTGATGACTAAAAGTTTGAAGCCATTAAAGAATTTTATAATTCCATTCAATCATTGTGAAATTCATTTGGCTAGAGCAGTATGTAGAAGAGTTGAAATTGATCTAGTAAGGCTCATGGAAGCACATCAAGACTTTAAAAACATTGTTGTATTTATAAATAGGCTTAGTGATTTCTTATTTACTTTGGCTAGATTGCTTGGTCCAGAAGAAAAGATATGGCATGGTTAACCTATTAATTTTCCTTTTTGTATAACATGTTTATAACCAAAAATACAATTAAACATTTGATGATGAAATTCATTTTTACCATAACAAAAAACATTTTTATCTGTAATTTTTTCAGACCAATACATTTCATGCTCACTAGCATCTTGTTTTTCATTTAGTGTTGATATTAAAAATTCCTTATTAAAAATAGCTATTGGTTGATGACTCATTACATAATATCCGTTTTTTTGTGCATATATATTTTCAATAGAAGTTTTTAACAAAGAAAATGTTGGGAATGATCCTGTTTTAGTAATATCTGAATTGTAATCATTATGAAATTTATAAAGATCAGAAAATAAATTTTTATCAAAACTGTTTATTATAAAATCTTCTTGAACTAAAACTATATTTTTTTCTTTTATTTTAAGCAAAACTTCTTTTAATCTTAATGACCATATATTTTCATTTATATTTATATTTTCAAATCGATTGTTTTTTATTTCTGTAGATTCTGTTGAGAAATAACATGGTATGTTTAAATTAAAAATATTAAATGCGTTTAAAAATCTTTCAAAAACAAAAGAATGTTTATCACACGCATGAACTAATAATGCTAAATTCATTGTGTTTTCTCGTAAATCCAACAACTTTCGTCTTTTAGAATCTTTTTTCCTGCAAAAAATTCATTAACTGCTTTATCTACATTTATCCAACCATTTTCATAATCATGTCCAGCTATAATCCCACCAACTTTTACTTTTTGAAACCACACAGATATATCTTCTTTGACACTATCATACTCATGATTAGCATCAATAAAAACAAAATCTATTGAATTATCTTCATATATTTTTGATGCACTAACAGAATCCATTCTGATTGGATTAATGACAGAAGATAAAGAAGATGTATTTTTAATAAACAATTCGTATAAAGAATTTGATTTTACATACTCATCATTTACATGTTCAGTACTTCCTTTCCATGTATCTACGCAATCTAATTTTATATCTTTTTTAGAATTTATAATTTCTACGGCAAGATAAGCTGCACTTTTACCTTTCCATGATCCTACTTCTACAAACTTGCTTCCAGAAGAAAATTTCTCAACCATTGATTTGTATAGATTTGGGTATGTAAACCAATTCTCTCCAAACTCTGGTAGATCATATATATGGTTCATATCATAACTTCTCCTGGAACTCTTGTGCTTGAATCTTTTTCTGGAAGTCTTATTAAATCTGCTTTTACATAAAGAATACTGTGCGTTTTATGCCATTCAGTTGGGTAAAAATTCTTAATTCTATTACCTTGAAATCTTACTGGTGTTCCAATATATTTTGCCTGTTCTTCTTTAGTGTAATACCAAAAGCTATTGCTATTCCAAAATGCTATATGTGTTGGGTCTTGAAAAGCACCTCTGCCATCAGTGGATGGGGTCTGCGTTAAAAACCAACCCATTGGACAAAGACACCTATGTGCTTCTTTCATAACATGAATCGGATCTTTTAAATGCTCAAGTGCATCATGTGCCCTTATCAATCCTACTTCGCCATCTTTAAAAGGCCAAGGATTGTTTAAATCATGTATAATTTCTGCGTTATGCATGTCTACCGACTTGTACCCCTTTGGAGGATTAAAGCCACCGCAAAGGTCTATCTTGAGCAAACCATTAAGGTCACACCATTTCTCAGTCAATGCATAAATATATCTGTCGTGAATATTTAATGTTTCTTCTTGAATGAATGCATTCTTTTCGCCATAACAAGTATTGTTTTTATGTTTGTAATAAATATACAAGCACTTATCTATATGTTTAACTTTACCTTGTATGTATGTTTTGCAGAGAATGTCATGATCATCTAAAACTTCCATTGTTTCATCATGACCACCAATTTTTTCGTAGAACGATTTTTTCCATGCACGAACATGATTTGGAGCAAACCAAATTTTAGAAAATGAAGCTGGAGTTGGGTCGAATGATATAAGCTCTAAAAGATCTTTACCTTGATATTTAAATGGTCTATTTCTCCAACCATATCTATTGTGATATACAAATGGTTTTCCATTAGGGTCTATCTCTGCACAATTTGAATATGCAAAATCAATAGTTTGATCTGAATTAAATTCATTATATAATTCTTGCAAACAATCTTCTGTAAGCTCATCATCATGATCAACTTCTACAACTACAGTTCCATTGGATGCCATGCACCCTTCTTTTTTAAAAAGACCAATCAATTTTGAATCTGGTTTTTTTGATTCTATAATCCTTGGACTAAAAGCCAAAGACTCAATATCAATATTAGCGTTACCATTTGGAACAATAATCCACTCAAAATCTTTGAATGTTTGCTTAGATATAGATCTAGCAAGCCTAGCAAGAAATTGAGTGTTATTTGTTGGTGTAACTATAGAAAAGTATGGCATTATTTTTTCACATTAAAAAAGAATAGTTGAACTAATCTAGGGAATTCACCATACATTGTAGCAGAGTGAATCATTTTTCCATCCCAAAGAACCAATCGATTATAAACAGACCCAACTCTATCTACTAATTCCCAATTGTCTTCATGTAATAAATTGTATTGTGTATATATATCGCTATCATTTATTTCGTTTTTATTTTCTAGAGGATGGCTTGGCGGTCTTCTACAACCATATTTTTTATCTTTCCAAAATGATGTTCCTGCATTTGTTGGTCCATCTTTTGTTAAGTATACTGCTGCTGCATAGTCTTGTTGATCACTATGATATACTAAAGGATCTTTGCCTTCTGTTATTTGAAAAACGCCATTCATTGGTTGATTTAACCAGTCAACTATTTGAACTTGCAATAACTTTTCAAATTCTTCTTTTACATATGGAAACAAACAAGATGTTGTTCTTTTTCCTTTATAAAATTTATTTTCTTCTTTAAACTCAAACTTTTTTGTTTCTTCTACAATAAAGTCTGGATCTTTATAAAAGTTATCAACAACAAGTAAGCTAGGTATTCTTTGGTTAAACATAATTTCATTATCCATTTTTCCAAGTCCTTTCATCTTCAATGTTTTCGTTGCTTCTTAAGTCAATTACTACAGATTCAAATATCGCAGAATACGGAATAAATACAAGCAATTTACTATAATGCCTTGAATCTATGCCTTCATCAACCTTAAACCATACTTCAATTCTAGATTTGTTTGATGCTAATTTTTTTGTTTTATTTCTAGTAGATGCACATTCTTGCTCATATTGTTTTACTTGATCTAATGTTACTTCTAATTTTTGCATTTCTTTTTGAACTATTTTTTTAATTGCTTCTGTTTCTGCAACAATTATCTGTCTTTTATCTGCTGACAGACATATGTATAGTGTTGCTTCTGTTCTCACATCTCTACCATTCGCTTCTTCATAAAAAGCACCACTTGTAGAATAGAACCTTTTTGCTTCGTAAATGATGTCTGATTTATTTTCACGGCATTTCATTTGTGCGGTTTTATTGCTTTTACTGCACTTATAATCAATCATTAATTTTTTATCTTCTTCAATAGAAGCTTTTTCAAATTTGTATTTATATCTAAAGTTTAAATAATTAGCTACCTTGTCTGCCAAAGTGTTACCGCTTTCAATACGCTTCATTATCTCATCTGTTTTCATATTTTTTACCTAACATTGCTTTTTTGTATTCATTGCACTTCTCAGTCACAAAACCAAGATTCTTTGAAATATTCACCTTAAGTCTTTTTGTTTCAGAAATATAATATTCTTCCATTGTTTTTTCGCCTTCACATATCATTCTAGAAGTTTCTTTATCTTCTGCAATGGGAGATATAGTAACATGCTTGCAGTTAGTTCCATCTGTATTTAATGTATACAAACCTTCTACAATAATAGTTTCCATCATGTCCATGTTGATTATATCGCCATCAAAAGATCTTAACATTTGAAATAACTCAAAAATGTCATAATGTTTACCAGTTAAGCTTTCAAGCAAATTTTGAATTTGTTCTATAGATATTAACGCTAATCCTCCAGATTCCAATTTTATTTCAGACAATTTATCTTTACGAACATAACCTTTATCCATTAGATTCCTCCAAACATTTAGAACAAAAAATTCTTTTAAACTTATTTAAATGATCAATTTTTTCATCCATTATGTATGAATGACCACATTCAAGTTCAGCGGACCACTTACCAAATGCTAACTTCTTCTTTGATATTATTTTTTGATTACAGTAAATAGAAAAAACTCTTCTGGTTCCAAAAGAGTGAGTAAATACTAAAAATTTAAAATCATCTAAAAACAAAGATAAATCTATTATGTGGTTATTATCTGTGTCTTCGTCTACATCTTCTTGTTTTGGAAAAACCGAATCTTTTAAATGATATAGCAGTTGACCCCAGTCTAATTTAGTTATGTCTTTTTTTAAATTACATTCTTCACTATAAAAAACATAGAAGATTTCATCGTCAATCTTTATTTTTATGCTTTTCATTTTATTTCCCACTTACATATTTTTTCGTCTATTTTACTTATATATTTATGATTAAAAACTTTAGCTGTTTTTTCTTTTTCTTTAATTGTTTTTTTTACATCTTTAATTCTATACTTTTTACCTAAAAAAGTAATAACAAATTCATCTTCCATTTTAAACTTTCCTTTTAAATTCAACAGCACATTTTTCACACATTTCTTCCCATCCTTCACCAAGTATTCTATTTGCACGATCTACATTTGTCATACCTATATCTTTATTGCAAACAGGGCATGACATCAATGATGTTTTAATAGCACAATTTAAACAAGTGTCAACTGTAACTCCATCAACATCTCTAAGCATCCACTCTGAAATTTGTATTCCACATTCAGAACAATGATAATCTAATTCTTCTTCCATTTTAAAACTCCTTTAGCCAAATGTAAGCACGAAAATCACCATACGCCCATATCAACTCAAATCCTTCAAGTTCTTTTTCGCTCAGAGGGTATTGAACTCCACTTAAAGAAAGTTCTTTATTGACTACCATTTTTACAGATTCGCCATTTTCAATTTTATTACGCCATGTAACTCTATTTAAGGCTGTTCCTAGATATCCACCTCTAGATTTCATTTTTTCTAATATTACAAAAGCACCTCCAACCATACAATTATTTTTTAAAGAATCAATAAACATTTCTCTTTTTGATGGGTGGACAAAACATAAAGATAAAATGCATGTGGCAAATGAAAACTCTTCCATATAAATATTGAGGAAGTCATCAAGAACTACTTCGCTTTCGCCTTTATATCTTTCTACCATCTCTTTGCATTTTTCAACTGGTGTATAGTCTATGTTTCTTGACTTAATCATACTTGATAAAGCCAACTCAACATTACCTGTGCTTGCACCAAAGTCGTACACATTTGTTTCTTCTGCCATAAATACCGATGCAATCTCAGGCAAAAAATGATTAACGAAATTGCTGTGCCAATATAATTGTCCAGACAAGTGTTCGTCAAACTTTTCTGCTATTTTTGAGAATTCAAACATTTGTGATACTCCTTTAAACATCTTGCTATGTACTGAACTGAAGGTACATGCATACCATTGTATTTATATTTATCAGTATTTGAAGCATCTGGAATATGCCAATGGTCATGAAAACCCATGAGGCGAAGCCTCTCTGTGGGCGTTACTCTGCGTATATTACCATTAGAGACTACTAGGTCTGTAAATGATTTATAATCTCTTTTTGTTAAGGTTGACGAGACTCCGCATTCATCAAATTGATCACTTCTTTGGCGAGTAAAGTAGGCAAAGGTTTCTTTGAACCACATGCTCTCTTTAAAATTCCATTCAAAGCTTTTTTTGACAAGTTCCACGCTTTGTTGACAGGTTCTAGTACTACGAGGGCCAAACTCGAATATATCGCTATTGGCGGGGATTCCATCACGGACTCCCAAAATGTAAATTCTACGCCTTCGTTGGGCTGTTCCGCAGTATTGAGCATCGAGTGTCGTATAAGTCGCATCGTACCCGATGCTGGCAAGGTCGCTGAGTATTGTGTTAAGCCCTCTTCTAACGAGCATTTGGACATTTTCAATAACGCAATATTTGGGTTGAACATCTCCAACTGCTCTGAAGAACTCTTTCCATAAGAACGATCTTTTGCCATATATTCCCTCCTTTGATTGACTTGCTATAGATATGTCTGTACATGGAAAACCACCAACTATTACATCAAATTGATTTTTTTCGTATTTTATTTTTGTAACATCGCCATAATTTGGAATGTTTGGAAAGTTTTTTGCCAAGACTTGAGAAGGATACTTATCTACTTCTGCAAAAGCAGTTACTTCAAAACCTTCTTTTTGAAATCCTAAAGCAAAACCACCTATACCCGAAAACATGTCATAAACTTTAAGCATTTAAACCTCCTTGTAAGAAATATGTATATGTTTTTCTTACAAAACAATGGGGCTGTTTTTGACACAACCCCATGTCTCATATAGATTAACGACATTTCTTCCCACGAAGAACACCCTTAAACCTAGACTGCTTTTGTTGAGCAGCAACAACCTTTGTTTCTGGCTTATTCTTAGCATCAACTACAACAGGTGCTGATGCAGAAGACGAACAAACACCACCAGAACAACTGGACTTAGAACGAAGTCCAATAGCGTTAACAGATTCAGAACCAAAGGCAATCGATGTTGCCAATAACAAATCGAACATAAATCTTCCTCCTAAAGAATCCTACAAATTAATCTGGTAACATAACCAGATCCATACTATATTGTTCGTATGAAACAAACAATTATTCAACTTTTGTCATAATATATTTTATAAAGGACTTTTTCAATGGTTATTAAAGAAATAGAAAATTTGTTAACAAAAGAAGACTGTCAAACATTAATAGATTATTCTAAAGCACAACTTAGAAAATTAACAACTATAGGTGAAAATAATAACTATAGAGTTGGAGATGGTACTTGGGTTTTATCTCCAGTAATAGATAGTTTTGGCGTTGATTTAAATAAAAAGATTAAACAAATAGTGCAAGAACACACATCTTTGCCAATAGAAAATCAAGAAGCTATACACATTGTTCATTATGAAATAGGTGGGGAATACAAAGAACATCATGATTTTTTTCATGCTAATACACAAGATTATAATGTTCATGTAAATAGAGGTGGGCAAAGGACTTACAGCTTTTTGTTTTATTTAAACGATGAATTTGAAGGCGGGGGAACAAAGTTTGTTAAGAAAGATATTACAGTAACCCCAAAAACAGGAAAAGGTTTGCTTTGGTCAAACTTAAAAGAAGATGGGTCATTAGATTATGACTCAATGCATGCAGGATTACCTGTTGTTTCTGGAAACAAATGGATTGCTATTGTTTGGATTAGACAAAACAAATTTATTTAATATTTTTCCAATGGAAAAAACATTGCATAACCATTTGATCTTCTTCACAAAGAAGTTTTTCTCTCCAATGTGCCATTTTAGTTCCCATTATTAATCCACCATCACCAACATTTGTTATTACTTCAGCTATACCACCATCATGCTCAACAAATAGTGGCCACTTTTTATTTGTATTATCAAATATACAAACACTTAATGTGTATTCTAAGTCTTCTCTATCTACATGTCTTTTTAAAATAGAATCATTAAAGTAAATTCTACTATAGCTATTTACCTTTACAATATTATCATTTTTTAATAATATTTTTATTCTTGGGGTTATGTCTTCAAGTACAGATTCAAATTCTGGAATTGTTGAACCATAAGAATTTTTATAATGCTGATCATTACCTTCCCATCCAAGGCTGTTATTTTTATAATAACCCAACAAAATACCACTTAAAAAAGAACATTGTTCTTTAGTAAAAAAATCTTTTAAATGTAATAACATAGCATTCCTAAAATATACTTAGTGGCTTACCATCAGATATAGGTATTGGTCGCCCTAAATTGTCTCTAATTTGAAACATTGGGTCCAAACCTAACGCTTTGTACACTGTAGCATAAACATCTGAAATACTGCAAGGTTTGTCTTTAATGTCCATACCATCTGAAGTTGTAGATCCATAAACCTGTCCACCTTGGATAGTACCACCCCCAAGAACCACAGACCAACATCTAGCCCAATGATCACGACCACCATTCTGATTAATCTTAGGGGTACGGCCAAACTCTCCCATCCACATAACTACAGTATCTTTCCACATACCCATATCTACTAAGTCCTTGACCAAATATCCCATGCCCATATCAAGACGATTCCCATTCCCGCCCCTAATAGTACTAAAGATATTGCTATGATTATCCCATCCACCCAAGTCGATTTGTACACAGCTAACTCCTTTAGAAATTAACTTTCTAGCAAGAAGGCAACCCATTCCAAAGTTATTTCCTCTACCACCATAAGACTCAATCGTTTTAGGATTTTCGTCTTTTAGTTCAAAGATTGTTTTTAGCGGAGATAGTGTAAGATCAAAGGCTTTGCCATAGATATTAGAATGAGATTGAGCATGATTACCCATAGCTTCTCTAGCCACACTACCTTTAATGTGAGGTGCAATTCTTTCCGAAAAATCGTCTTCCAATGTATAAAAGAGTCTTTGTCTTCGTCTAAGTCTTTCTTCATCATCTATTTCCTTTGGTGCTTTAATATTCTCTGGTGGAGTTCCAGCATTTTGAACTGTGAATGGTGCAAGATTTGTTCCTAAAAATCCTGGACCAATCCTTTGTGCTGAATTTCCAATCCCAATAAATCCTGGCAAGGCTAGTTCTTTTGATGTTAAAAGCGAAGATGTTACTGAACCAATAGATGGATACTGAACAACAACGCTTGATTGATGCCCAGTATTCATTAAAACAGTTCCTCTCTCATGACTTCCTTCATTAGTCACAAGAGATCGAACAGCAACTAAATTGTGAAACTGAGAAGCTATTGTTGGAAGAACCTCACTAATACTCACTCCTTTTGCAGAAGTAAGTATTTGCTTGAATTCACCTCCATTTGCCTGTCCTTGCTTTAAATCCCAAAGATCCATGTGACTAGGACCGCCACCCATCCATAAAACAATTAGCTTTTTATTGTTTTTTTTAAGTACTTCTTCTTGTGCTTTAACTTTGCTCACAAAAGAAAGTGCAGAAACTCCAGCTAAGTGCTTTACAAAATGTCTTCGGTTCATTTCTTCTCCGATTTTGGTATTGTTGGCGTGAACAACATATGGCTTGGTCTTACATCTACAGCATCATCTCTCATAATTTTAATATTTTTTGGTGCTTTGATACACAATCTTACCTGATTTGAATATTTGCTTATTTCTTTAATGCTAACTTCTATATTTCCACAATCAGTATAAATAGTAAAAGCCTCATTCAATCTTCTAGCAAAAACTAAACTTCCAATTTCCATAATAATTCCTCCTAAGTTTATTATAAGGTGTCTCTAGTCAACACAACTAGTAAGACTTTTCCCACCGACATTAGTCCAGACACCCTATAATTTGATTAATATCCTTTTTTACTAGACTCAACACCAACTCTTGCTATATCAGATACCTTTAAGAGTATAGATATTAGTTCATTGTTCTTGCCTTTTAGTTCCTCATTATCAGAACTTAAAGAAGCATTAATGTTTTCTAATTCAATATAATCTAGTTCTAGATCATTGAATTTAGCTTTGAGCAAGTTAAGCTCAGAAACAAATTCTTCTATTGTTTCCTGTTCTTTTAGATCAAAACCGCTGCAAGTTTTTCTAGTTTCCTTGCCAAAAAGCCAATCGTAAATCATCATATCTTTTCTCCTTGGGTTATGTATTCCTTACACTTCTTATTATTCGTTTAAAACTTAAAAATATTCATCTGAATCTTCATTTAATATTTCTTTTATTAATTTCATTATAAGAAGATATACTATTACATAACATACATATTGAAAAAATGCACAAAGGTAATTGTTAGATAGCATCTTCTTTTCTGCAAACTTTAATGCTTCCATTTTCTATTGTTATTTCTACTTCAATATCATCGCTATTTGTATCTATACCAATAGATTTAAGCATTTCATTTGTAAACATAATTGTGTATGAATCATCATTATTCATTTAAGTTTAACCTATTATGTATGAGTCACTGTAAAGTCATTAAAGGTTTTAAAACTATAATTTATTGTTGCATTATTACCATCTGTTCCACCGCCTTGATAATTAAGTGATTGCATTTTGTTTTTAGTTCCAAGATTTATGGTTGTTCCTTCGCTAAATTTAATAATTATTGTTTCATTTGTTAAATTGTTTTCTGTTTCGCTAATATCCATTCCATCTCCAGATTTTGCAATAATTTCAAATTCAGAAGATATTTCAACTGGAAATTTTGCATATCTAAAATAAGGTGCTTTTTTACCAAGTTCAAGAATTTTTTCTCTAGTTATAGAAGCAGAGACAGATAGCGATTGAATAGAATCAGTATTAGATAAAATTGATGGAAGAGTAGATCCAGCTATATTCACATGCTGTCTTCTAGCAACACCACCAGTATATGCTGGTTGATCTGGTGTTCCTGGAACAGTTAAAAAGTCTGCCATCCAAACATATGACCATATTTTTTCATTTCCAACCAAACCTATTGATTCAGTAACATTTCCATCAACTGATGCTTTATATGAAATTTGATTAACAACCATGTTTTTCATTACACATGTACTTAATGGAGTTCCGCTTGATGATTCAAATGTATCATTAGTAATTCTTAATGCTACAGAACATCTAGAAGAAGATTTGGCACTCAATGTATTTGTAGAATTTTCTGCTGTTGCTAATGTATACAGCAATGGATAACCATCTAATACTTTTTCCATTGTTACATCAATATCAGCTATTCCTTCTATATTTGAATATATTGAAATCATCCCAATTTCGTAAACTTGCTCAAGATTAAATGTTGTATTTATACCAACACTTTGAACGCCATGAACTTTTGTAAATGATGTTCCATCTTTATTTCCTATGCCAACCATTTGACAAGCATAAAATACTCTATTATTAGCCATTTTTTATTCCTTAAAGTAAAGTTGTTACCTTAATAAATACCCCACTAGATAAGATTGTACATAAAAGCAAGTATTATGAAATATATTTATATTTTATAAACAATCCCACAGTTTTTTGTTTGTATCCCAGTCAGGAACTTGTCTTTCATCTATGCTCACATTAGCCCAATGGTTTTGCATTTCTGATTGATGAGTCCTTATAGCTTCTTCCAGCTTTTTAATTCTTTCGTCTTGCAATGTAAAGAAATGTTGCAATTGCCAATTAAATTCTTTTAGAGTGTCTAATTCATTCATTATTTTTTCCCCTTACATTTAAAGCATTCAACAATATGTTCGCTGTTAATTTTGTCAACAGTATCATCTATGATAGCCCTGTGGCCACATTCTAGCTCAACACTCCATTTGTTTGGAGATACTGGCCTAAGTTCTTTATAATTGCCAAGTGTATTCATTACAAAACAGCTAAGTTCATTGTTTGTTTCTGCATCATGTGCCTTAATAGTCAGAATACAAACATTGGCACTTCCAACTTTATCGTAATGGCAAACGCCTTTTACAGTAAATTGTGAGTCAATATACTTTTTAGCAATATCTTTTGCTGCCACTTTGTTTTTAAGTAAAACATTTATGGTGTCATCACTTAAAAAAATCATATAACTCTTGCCATTAATTTTGATCTTTGCTGTTGTGTCCATATGTATCTCCTTGCGTTAAAGTAAAGTGTTGTTTCCATACTATGTTATTCGTTCTTAACACACATTAGTTCAAATAATTCTATTGAAAACAAGTTTATTTATCATTGAATTTGAGCATAAGTATGCAGTTATTAATGATCCAACACAATAATGAAAGCTTACTGTTTCTTGGCATAAAAACCAAGATGAAATCATAAATGATAATGTATAAGATGCGTTAAACAAATTAGAAGCAAAATACCCTATTTCATATTCGTTATACATATCTTTAAATCTCCAAAATATATTTAAGGATATAAAAGAAATTAAAAAAGAAATATTGAATGTCCAATGATAATATTGAAATGAAACTATCATCAACACAAATACTGTAGTTGCATAAAGCAGCGAATGCTTAACTCTAGTCATTTGATTGTTGTCGTTGTTTACATATGATTTGATTATGTCTTGGTCGTTTATTCTTTTTATCGACAAATAAAACAAATAAACACAGCAATATCTCATATAATCATTAATGTTATTAGATGTTAAATGAAATGCTATTCTGCTAAATACAAATGGCATTAAACCAAGAAGTATTTTTTCTAAAAATAATAACATATCCTCTCCCTTTTGATTATACTTTCATTATAGTTTAACACTAATGTGTTTTGTTGCAAGGAGTTATGATGGAACTTCCTATGAGCGAAAGGACTTGTGGTGATTGTGATGTGTGTTGCAACATATTGGAAGTGAAAGAAATCAATAAAAAGACATATAAGAATTGTGACCATAGAGCAGAGGGCGGTGGTTGTGGTATTTATGAATCTAGACCACATAGCTGTAGGACATGGGATTGTGCTTATATTCTAGGTCTTATGCCAAACAAAGAAAGTTTAAAGCCAAACAATTTGGGTTTGATGTTCTATCCTGTTTCTGCCAAAAATAATGATTTGGGGATAGATATATTGATGGGGCAAGAAGTGTGGCCAAACGCTATATATAGCAGCGATTGTCAAAAAGTAATCAATTGGCTCAAATCAACCATGATGACTATGATAAGACACTACAACAGTGATAAATTTACTTATGTTGGTCCACCAGATAAGGTGTTAGAGTTTGAAAAAAAACATGCTGAGTATATGGGCAAACAACTTTCTCAGGATTCATAATATAAAAAAATGAATGATATCTTATGGCAAATTCATAATGCTGGATTAATAAATCAACTTATGTCAGTTGAAATAGGTGCTTGTATTTCTTTTTTAGAAAAATCGCCTATCAAATTTTTTGATTATTCAAATAAAAGTTATGGAAGTATTTTTTTACCACCAGTAAAAACAATGCAATTAAAAGAAATAAGTGAGTCTTTTAAACCAAACATTTTTCAATTGATTGATATTCCAAATTGTATTGATTATTCATTAATTAATGAGCCATCAAAATATTTATGCACTATTCATGAACATATAATTGGATTGTATTACAAATGTAATGATGGTGAAAATGAAAATAGTTTCGCTGAGGAAAGAGCCAAATTAACTTTAAACAAAACAACAAAAAATTTTTTTTATAAGTCTTGTTTTGCTTTTTACAGTAGGTTTTTTTATAATAGACCTAAAGAACTTGATTTGTTTTTAAACAAATTAAAATTTAAAGATCCATATATAAATCTTGCTAAAAAAATAGCATCTCAAATAGGAATTTTTTCATCTATACACTTTAGACTAACAGATCATTCTGAAAACTATCTTGCAACAAGTGAAAACAGACTTAAATTTTTCAATCAAACAAAAGAAAAAAACAATAGGTTGATTTTTTCAACTGATAATGTTGAGTTAATTAAAGAAGAATTTAAAAAAGAATGTGTATTTGTAGACGAGATAATATTAAATTTTTTTAAAAAAGAATTTTTAGAATTAGAATTTCATGACAATGTTGTTTTAGGATTAATATCTCTTTTGATTATATGTGAATCAGACTATTTTATTGGAACTCCTGGAAGTACATTTTCTTCTTATGTACATAGACAAAGATTTTTAAACAACAAAAAAGATTGTTTTTTATATATGGACTCTTTAAGATGCAAAGATTCTATTCAAAATGGACCATATTCTTGGAATGGATATGATTGTGATACATGCACTAAAAATTGGTGGAGAGAGTGGCCTGAGTGCAAATTGAACACACAGTCCTGACATCGTTTTCTGATAAGTCTTGATGATTAGGAAGATAAAATCCAAACGAATCTATTAATTCACAATTTACAATTCCCTCACTTTTATTTTTCCACATAGGTTTTTTTGCCATATTTCCAGCAATCAATGGTCTTATTTCTATATTGCTTTTTCTTAACAACTCAACAATTTTATTTTTATCTTTATGCATAAATGGCATAGCTAAACTTGAAATGAAATCTTCTTTTCTACAAATTAAACTTAATTCATTATTAGTTAACAATTTCATATACATATTAAAATTTCTATTTCTTATATTTGCGTATTTATCTAATTTATCTATAGCTCTTATACCTATAAATGCTTGCAAATCTGTTGATCTTAAATTAAATCCTGGATAGTAAAAGTTATAAAGTGCGTTAAACTCTGAGCAATTGTTTTCTTTTCTTAATTGATCTCTTTTTTCTTTTGATAAATCTCTATCCCAACCATGACTTCTCATCATTAGCAATAAATGATAAAGCCATTCTTCATTTGTGTTTATAAAGCCACCCTCTATTGTTGATATATGATGACCAAAATACATTGAATAAAACGAAGCTAAACCAAACGAACCAAGGTATTTATTTTCATACTTAGAACCCATAGATTCACATGCATCTTCTAATAATATAACATCGTACTTTTCACATAATTCATTTACTTGTTTCATATTTGGAACTAATCCAAGAACAGAAACTAATATAAATAAAGATGGTTTTTCTTTTTTAAATATTTGTTCTAAATGATTTAAGTCACAAGACAGATCTTGTAAATTACAATCGCACATTATAGTTTCATAACCAAGTATCATTGGAGAACTTACATCTGTTGCCCAACTTAATGCAGGAACTATTATTTTTAAATTTTTTAATTTTCCAGATTCTTTTAATGCTGCTAAAGTTAAAAGTATTGAAGAAGATCCAGAATTAACAAATACAGAATATTTTGAACCAACTTTTTTTGCCCATTTTTCTTCAAGCTCAACTGTTAAATGCCCTTTAGTTAACTTAGGTATTTTTTCTTGAGACAACCATTCAACAAGATTTTTTATGTCTTCTTTTGTTATACTGTCACTTGCTAAAGATATCATAAAGCCTCATTGTAAATTTTTAAATTGTAATAGTGGATTATATAACAATGAAAAATTTGACATATTAGATTTACCTTTTAATAAAAAATCTGTTTTACTTAAAAGTAAAGATTCAACAATAACATCTTCACCCATTTTATATTTATTTTTTCCATTTTGTTTGTACTCAGGTAGAACATTGTTGTTTGATAATGTTTTTGATTCATATGTAATTATTTTATTTCCATATTTGTTTTTAAAAACATCTATTGTTTGATATTCATCTGAACATAAAAATATTGTTTCGTATTGATTTAAAAGAACATCTATTTCTTTAAAATACTTTTCAAGCTTTATTTTTTGATGATGTATTTCTATATCTGTTCCACGAACATGAACCCCTAAACTATTTTTTTTAATGTTATTTTGATAAAATGAATTAGCAATTAAAATTATTTCATTCTTTATATTTAAGTGTTTTTCTATTAATTCTTTGCAAATAAATCTTTTTTCTTGATCATTATAATTAAATTCATAATGATAATCATAGTTTCCAATCCATTCTACTATTTGATCTGGTTGTTCTTCAAAGTTTTTGTTAAAATAATATTCCCAAACATTATCTGTTTTTTTGTATTCTGTATCATAATAACCTGTTTTTTTATTTAAATCAAAATTCATTTTAAAATTAATTTTTAAATCATAAAAATATTTACAGTTTGAAAGAAATTGATCTACAAAAGAAAAAATTCCTCTGTGATATTCATCGCCACGAATAGCTTGTGTTTGTACTTTGATCATTTTTTAAAATCCAAATACCATTCAATTGTTTTCTTTAGTCCTTCGTAAAGACTTGTGTTTGCATAATCACCTAGATTTTGTTTTGATAAAGTTGTATCTAGACATCTTCTTGGTTGACCATCTGGATAATTTGTATTGAACACAATTTCTCCATTATATCCAACAATTGTTTTTATCATAGAGGTAATTTGTTTGATTGTTACTTCAAATCCGTTGCCTATATTGATGGGTTCAAAAGATCCGCATTTATCAACTGATCTTACTATTGCTTCTGATGCATCATCTACATATAAAAATTCTCTAGTGGCATTACCTGTTCCCCAAACTTCTACAGAATTTAAATTATTTTTTTTAGCGTTAACAAATTTCTTTATTAATGCAGGAATAACATGAGAGCTTTGATCATCAAAATTATCTCCAATTCCATATAAATTTACCATAAGAAGATATGTGAAATCAATTCCATATTGTTGTTTATATGATATAGCTTGAGTTAGAAGTGTTTTTTTAGCTATTCCATATCCAGCATTTGTTTCTTCTGGATAACCATCCCACAAATTTGACTCTTTAAACGGCACAGGTGTTATTTTTGGATAAGAACAAACTGTTCCAATTAAAACAATTTTATTAATGCTTGTATTTTTGCATGAGTCTATTAAATTAACTCCCATCATAAGATTTTCATAGAAAAAATCAGCGGGATATTTTTTATTTGCTCCTATGCCCCCAACTTTTGCTGCTGCATGGATTATTTTTTCTGGATTAAACTTTTTAATTAACTCTAAACATTGTTGTTTATCTATAATATCAAAGTCTTTTTTTCTAAATCTATAATATCCTTCTCCAGATTCATCAATATTTGTAAGTTCTTTAATGCCTTTTGACTTTAAATTGTTACAAATACTCTTCCCAAGAAACCCATAACCGCCAGTAATAAGTATTCTCATTGTTCAATTTCCTTTTCATCAACATCTAAAACTTTCATAACATCTAATTCTTTTTTATGATAAGTTCTATAAACTGTTTTGTGTTCTTTATAATGGTCAAGAATCTTTAGGGTGACTAATTCAGTTCCAGACTTGCTTTTCCAAACCTTGTCGAGCAAACCAACACGAATTTTTCCATCTTTATATCCACCAACTACATACATTTTCATTTTTGTTCTCCTAGTTTTACAATTTCTGATTTAATTATATCAATACAATCATCTTGCTTAAGCCTATAGATATCAAATATATTATAGGCTATTAACTTAATGTCATCCTTATTGATCTCTGGAATTGGAAGGTGCTTCTTTTTCATCAGAGATAGTTTATGGGCAAGCATTAACTTTAAGTGCTTTTTCCACTTAGATTTAGACATTGAATATATAAATCCATTATCACCAGATATGAATTTCTTTTTTTCTATTGTCATAAATTACCTAGCTGGAAAAACATAATAGTGTTTAAAACTTACATTAACCTTCTCTATTTCTCTACTATCATACGGACTGATACTAGTAGAAACGCTTTGCTCTATCGTTCCGCATCCAAACGCACAGATAGCAGCAAAGCACATTAAAATCCTAGCGGTCATCATAAACCCTCCTAGTTTAGA